GCAGGGCTGAGAGAATTATGAGCCATTGTAGCAAACAAAACAAAAGCACCGATAATGCCCACGAATCGTTTTGATGACATCTCTCCTTTGTCACCCGTGAAAATTTCCATTAATTTTTTCATAAATCCTTACTTTCTAATAGTGTATATGTAAATGAATTGCCGTGCAAGGTGGCAGCCTTCTTAACCAAAGCCATAAACTCGTCAAAATCTGCTGACTTTTTGAACACCTGACAACCCTCACTCCAATTCTCAACATAGGTTGAATCTGCCCCAGCCTTGTGGATGTTGATTCCGTAGATACCTTCGGTGATTAACTTGGTGTCGTAGGTCATATCCTTGTTCGCATCTCTGTAAACCTTCACGGGTTTGGCTTGTTTTAAGGCTTCGTATTTGCCTTGATGCAATCCGATAGCGTGTGAACCACGATATTGTCCGGGAACTAAACGAGCAACGCCTTGTGCATTGTGAAATTCCTTCACTCCCTTTGTGCCTGGATCAGTTGTCGCAGCCCATTTCTTAAAATGCCACACATCACCGATTTTGTAACTAACGGTTAACAAGTCATCAAAGACATTTGTCACTTTGTTACCAGTATCCGAATTGCGAATGCCGATGATATTGATGTTGTAATCCCCATTTTCAAAAAAGGCATATCCTTTCGCCTTCATTGCTACTTTGATTTTGTCTATCATTTGCCTTGTCTGTTATATGGTTTGGAACTCTTGTGTTTGTTCTTGTGCTTGGTATGTCTGCCCAATTTGTTTTTGGGTTTAGCCCGAAATGATGTGATGTTTACTTTTGCTCCCATAAGTACATTCTGAAATAGTCAAACTCTTCCTTTCCACCTTCGGAAAGATAGTTCAAATACGCATCATAGATCTTCCCTTTGAACTCAATTGGTGTTGTGGTGGTATCTAATCCAGCACCTACCATCTTCACGGCATACACCTCCATTTGGTCTTGAACAACTTGCATCTGTTGAACCACGGATTCGGCTTTCTTTTCAGCAACAACAACCGCTTCTTTCAATTGCTCTTTCTCAACCACTTTTGCTTCCACCAATTTCTCGCTTACCTCGTGTGCTTGTTTGGTGGCTTGTCCAACGGCTTGTGTGTTCTGTTGAATCTTCTTCAACAAAGCATCAATGTCGCTTACTGGCTTGGGTTCAGTTGCCCAAGATTCGGTGAACAAATAACCACCGATGAAAGCGAATGCAAAAATGATCAACAATCTCATAGTTTCTTCATTGAATTAATAATCCGTAGTTCGGTAATGGCTGCAGACAATGCAGAATCTGCCGTCTTCAATGCCTTATATGCTTGTTTCTGCTCTGCTCGTAGGACTGCCATCTCTTTGCGACATTCGTCAATCTGCTGTTGATTGCCCGAACGCAAGTCCATATACAAATAACTAACAGCCAACAGCATACAAAAAGCCACGGCAGCAACAGGATTTTTACGGAATTGGTCAAAGCTAACAGGTAGCGCATTGGGTTTTACTTTCGGTGTTGTCATATCGGAAATGGTGGTGGTGGTGGGATGTATTCGGATTGGGGCAAGGTGAGAACCCAAGCGTATTGTGATGCTTTAACCAATGGGATATCTTGTTCGGATAAAAACAAAAACCAAACTCCGTTTATATCGGTAACGCAATTAAAAAAAATGTCAGTTGCAAAATACTGACCTTGTATCAAATCCTTTTGTTCGGGTGTGCAAATGTATCCTATCATTATACTTGGCGTGAAAGGGTTGTTTGAAACGCTTGTACTGCGGTGTAAAAGTTTGATGCTTGGGTGGTTGTTAATCCGTCACCAATGGAACAAAATGAGTATTCTCTGTCTGAATTTAAAATCCCTGTATTTGTTGTCGCATTGTGAATTGCCCCATAGTAAATGGTTGTATTTGCTGGTACAGATGTATTACTGCCTGTAAAAGTTCCTGCAACACTTGAATTTTTTTGAATAAATATGTTATTAGATGCTAATGCTGAACTGATAAAAAAACCTCGTGAATCTGTATTTGATGCGGATATACTACCAGGTCCTCCAGCGTTATTATAAAATCCACCCAAAAATAAATTGCTACCATCTCTTAAAAGCATCCAACCTTCCTTGGAAAATAGACTTCCGCTATCAGTTACCCCCATATCAATTCCGTTTTGATTGTTTGTTCTTGAATACAATGAATAATGCACATTAAAAAGACTTATTTGTGTGCTCAAATTTATAGATGTATCAGCATAGGCACTTGTTCCATTACCCGTTACACCCGTACTTGCAAAAGTCCAACCGCTCGTAAATGTACCCGTAAAACTACTGCTCTTTAAATTCTGCGCACACGCTGCTGCACTCGCTCCAACCATTGGATAAATGGCTTTCATAGGTGTCCAAGTTCCATCAAGTTTCATTTGTTTTACAAGCGTATCAACTGCAAGTTGTTCAGTTGCAGAAAGTGAACCCCCTGCAGCAATCACACGATCAAAGAACGCTTGTGCGTCAGGGTCAAATCCAAAATCGCTACTGCCGATCAACCCCAACTGCGTAGGTAATTGCCCAGCGACTAACTTATCGCCAAACAACTTATCATTAAAACCTCTAAATATTCCGAAGTCGGGCATTAGTAGTCTCCTTTAATTGCAAAAATGTTAACCCCTACGGCTTGTGCAACGGTTGTTCCTACTAAAACTTTTTGACCGCTTTTTAATTGAAGGTCGCTATATGCAGTTACTGCTCGTTGTGAGGTGACCGTGGTACTTGGGGTTATTGCTAAAAGCCCAATCTCATCATACAATTTAGGATTTGCCCCTGTGGTATCGGTAATGAATATCAGCACCAAACAAGCCGTATTTGTACCTGCAACCTTTGCGCCTATTTGCGTTATTTTCGTGCCGTCAGTTCCTGCGGTTAGTAACTCTGCCAAGTTTGTAGTAGTTGCTCCAGTTCTATCGGTGGTTGCTGTTGTAACCGTTACTATCTTGGTTTCGGGGACAAGTGCGAATATGGGTGATGTGTTTGCTGCCATTTTAGTAGTTATAAAATAAGTATAAATCCCCACCCGTTGAAGGTGGAATGTTTAAGTTTGTCAAATTAGAACCGTCAACGGCTGGAAGTTTTGCAGATGCATCCAACTGAACCAATTGAGATGCTCCGTTGAATGTGTTTCCTTGCTTTGTAACGGCAGATGTTAACCTCGCATCAGCCAATGTACCACTTGCAATGTTTGATGCGTTTGTGGTGTCTATATTTGGCACATCCCCCAACCCTACTTGTGCTTTTGTGGTGGCGTGTGGGTTACTTGTGTTGGATGTGTGTGATGTAAGTGTTGAAAGATTGGCGGTGATCTGTGCTTGTAACTTACCGAAAGCACTCAACACCGTATCAGTTGCAGAAATAACGGCATTTGTTGCCAATGATAAGCCAGTCAAAACAACTGCTCTCACTCTCGCTGCGGTGAAATACTCGTTTGTTCCCTCGCTAATGTCCGTTGTTGTCAATACAACCGCACCCGTCTTTGTGTTTACGCTTTGAACATTGCCTTGTGATGCAATGGTGATGGTTTGAAGTGCATCATCAAAAGTGATAGATGTGTTTGAACCAGCCAACAAAGATGCTTTGACCTTCGTGTAAACTCGTGTATTGGTAAAATATAGGTTTGTTCCCTCGGCAAGGTTTGTGGTTGAACTGGCTTCCAATACACGCTGACCGATGTTGGCAAGGTTTGTCCGTTTGGTGACATTCTCGGAATAGTCAACAATTGGAATGCTATCCTGAACTACATCAATAGTTCCTATCGGATCTAATTGGGATATCTTCTTATTAGCCATAACTTTCTACCAAACGACCTCCATCCTCTTGGAGTAATAAAAATGAATCTTCAGTTAATAAAAAGAAAGCCCTCAATGCATCAACATCGTAGTTTCGTTGGTTGAATTCCACATTGCGTTCAAAACCCATATCACGGTTTGTGGTAAACAATTTCTTGGTGAGATCAACTTCGTGTTCAACACCCATATCACGATTCGTTGTGTATATTTTTTCGCTCACGATACCTGATAGAATAATTCGTTGT